GTCCTAAGATTTCACGTCTAATATCAAAAACTTCAATAACGCCATCAAATTCATGGTCTGGTAGACTACCCGCATTCCATAGGTTAGCAGGCCACATCGTGTGGCCCGGGTCGTGGAGGAATGACACAGGGTCAAATCCGGCAATGTCTGCAAACGCGTCACCTGGCTGGGAAGTAGGCGGTTGACCAAATGCCATTCGCTCTAACTCAAACCCAATACGAGTTGTAATAATAGAGCCGCTGATATTTCTCATATCGGCGGTATCGTTATTTATGGCTAATGAATCGTCAAACTCATTCTCTGAAAGGGGCTTTGTGTCCTTATACAACTTTAGTCTATTACCGGAACCTATCCGTGGTAATAGACTGCCAAAATAAGAAGCATTAGTTCTGGCATTAATACCTTGATAAGAATATATGATAGAGCCAGACAAGGTGGCTGTTGAGCCCTTTGTCTTACTTCCGCTTAAAACTCTATTAGATTGTGCCATTATATCTTTCTAACCTGTGCTATCAACTGTCTTAAAAGAATTATGCCTTTTAGATTTCTTCTAGTACTTTCCCCAAGATAAACGTCACCAGAGCCATAAGCAACCTTAGCACGCTCCAACGCGTGACTCTCTAAAACAAAGTTAAACCCAAGATAGTTTGTTTTACGAGGAATAAGGTTTTCGATCATAACGTCGAATGAATCATCTAACCACCGAAAGAAGTCAAAGAAATTCTTATAGTTTACTGTATCTGTAAGTCGATTGAAATAAACCTTTCTAAGATTTGCTAGACCTGGATATTCTTCTGCGAACATTAATTCTGGGGCACCAAGAATGTTATCAAGCGAATCGAGAGTAGCAAAAATCTGCATCATGTCTTCGTTTAACGCTTGCATAACAGAAAATTCTATTGAAAATCTTGCATCATCCTTTGGTTCATATGCTCGAGGCATTTCGTATATAGGTGCTGGTCGGCCGCCGATTTCAAAGAGATTTTGGCCTTGAGTAAATCCGGCTACTCTTATTTTATTTTCTTGTGTAACTTCATCGTAATATGAAGATATAGCGCTGAAGTCGAACCTCTCTGGTACGATTATTCCCTTATTTACCTCAAACCCTCTTAAAATTGCGCCGTAATCAGAAGATGTTATAAATAGTGTACCACCAGCCATGCCAGGAGATGAAGACATACCGCCGATATAAGGAACAGCACGTCTATTTAACTTTGACTGCTGCGAAAAGTCAATAAGTTTTAGTGTACCATCAGATAAAGATTTAGTGACTGGTTGATCGCACGATATATCAAGACGAAGTCTATTCCATGAACCGGTTACACTTTGAGTGAAAGAAAAGTTCTTTAAGGGATCTTCAACACCCAGGGACTTGAAGTTTAGAACATGCTCTTTCACCTCAGGAACAGTTAACGCCTTGGAAAAGAATCTAATATGACTTGCCATACCAGAAAAATCAGTCGCCCGTGGAGCTGATGCTGATACTTCTTGATGACTATTCAAGAACCCTATAGCAGGATCGATGCCCAAAGACTGGGAACCTATCACCACAAAACTACCGAATGTATTATCTGTTGTAAGCTTTTGGAAAAGGTTATCACTGGGGTCTGCTGCTTCTGCGAATACAGAGGAAGTAGCGTAGTATTCTCTTATCGTACCGTTTTCTTGTCTAGCAACATTTAAGAAATAACTAGAAGAAACAGCGTTCCCAATTTCATCGCAGCGTTTTCGGCCAGCTGACACATACCATTTGTCACCAGAAAACATATTCACGCCGCTTAGCGTAAGCTCTATTAAAGGAGCACTGGGCGAACCAGAATTATACCCAGGACGAGCAAATAGCTTTACGTTGTAGTTATAGGGGTCAGCAACAACGTTAAACAGAACTGACTGATCAGACATTGCAGTACCAGATCTAGAGCCGGCTCCAGTCGTATGAAGTCTAAATAAGCTTTGTCTTTTCCCCCATGTAATCGTGGTTGGAAACTTAAATCGACCCTCTAGCGTCCAGCTACCTGATGTCAGTAATCCATCATTTTTATTATTAGATATCCCAAAAGGAAAGTAGGGCTTCTGGAGATGTCCATCAATCAGTACATTCAAATCTTTGTCTTTATAGGTCGCACCATTGGATATAGGAGGCCAGCCGAATTCTACTCTAGATGATGACAGATAAGTAGATATAAGATTAGAGCGGTTTGCGTAGAAACCTTGAGGCTGTAAAACACCAATCTTACCTGCCAGACTTCCTGAGAAGTTGGCCATCGATGAAACTTCAGTTATGTTTTGTCTTGAGCTTCCAAGTCTAAACTCTGAGGAGCCACCATACTCAATAAATCTAAACATCCTATTGGGGTCTATACCAGAGGCTCTAAATAATGACTTGATTGCGTGTATCGTACCTTTTGATGAAAATATATCTCGTAAGTTGATCAAAATCCGACGCCACATTTCATTTTGAACTGCCAAAAGATTACCAACTGGATTATCTCCAGCAACGTCTTCGCCAGAAAATAACTGATTATGTGTTGCATTCCTATACATATTAGGGAGCTTAAAGCCGTAATAGTCTGCTAGAAATGGTAAAAATTGATCAGCAACAGACTCATGTTTGTCATAGTCGATATGGATAAGATCGCTGACGTGATCAAGCATTTGCTTTAATTCATCAAACTCTCGTGCCCACATAAATAACAACGATGATATGATTTGTGGCTGGCCCATTCTTGCACCACCAGGCGCAGAATTAGACTCACCTTGAGTTGACGACCCTTGAATACCTTCTAGTAGCGTCCCACCCGCGTCGCCACCGACGCTATAATCTGATTGCGCAGCCATCTCCATATAGTGCTTTGGAACAAGCTTAGTGATTAAGTTTGGATTGTTTGCGTCATACTGTGATGCGCTCATTAACAAACCCTCATTTAACGTATTTACCGCAGGAAATGAGGGGAATAAAACAGGACTTATAATCGCGTCCCTAAATCTCATTAAAGATGAATATGGTTTTTCTGAACGGATATCAAGAGCGTAATTTGATATCCTTGAGTGTAGAGAGTGGCCGCTGTGGTCTAAAACAACATTGTTATTTGTGAAAGAACCGGTTGGCTCGTTAAAGCGCATGTTTAATAATAAGGACTCATCATCCGCGAACAGGGTTCTAGGGTTCCAGTACTTAAGTTGCTTCTGGGTCCTTGCCTTATTAAACACTCTCAACTTGTTGATCGAGCCGCTTAGGGTTTTAGTAGGTGTGAATACTACTAACCCACCTGAATCAGTAATTTTAGAACCGGTGCCAATAAGAAAGGAGTTACCACCTGTGTTTATTGATCCGAAATTGAAGCGTGGTGATTGTGACACAACCGTACTTCCACTTACAATCTCTAATTTGCGTACATTTGAATTCCTGTTATAAGAAAATGCAAGGTTATAGAATTTGCCTTTTTCCATGACGTAGCTTACAATCTGGTGGTTGCTACCACTGACAACGGAAAAACTCGCGGTTGCTGCGAGCGCTGCGTCGCTGCAGCCGGCTGTGCTTTTTACATACGCAGAGTAGCCTACGCCCGTGTCTGAAAAATGGTGAAAGATAAACTGGTCTGGATTTGCTTCGACTGGAAGCGCAAGAGCTAATTCTACAAATATGCTATTAGATCCTGGATTCAAAACAGTCATACCAGAGCTATCTCTTGATAAGGAAGGGAATAAAATACCTGCCTTATCTACAACTTCTATATACGGTCCTTGAGCTAACGATGAAGAATTTAAGGTGAGATACCCCTTGTATCTAGGGTATCGGTCTAAGATGTGCTTTTCCCAGCCTGTTAATTCATCCATCCAATCATCATATTCTTTCTTTTTTCCGTCGAAAGGAAAACGATTAATAATCTTATCAAAGATAATATTGACGTTTGCCTCAGCAGAGCAAAAGAATGTGTGGTTCTCCCACTTCGTAAAATCGGTTGGTAATTGTTGTGTTGATTTTAGAGGTGAGCCTGGGGGATCATAACGAAAAGAGCCAGTTATTGACATTGGCTCTTGAGATCCAGATAATGAATCTTGTGTTTGTCCCTTTAAGACACCTGATGAATTTGTATATCTTCGAACGACGTTTGGAGTGAATAACCTTTGCCCTTCAAAAACTCTCTTCTTTTTAGCCATTATGAAACAACCCTGAAATTAATTTCTGGTATCTTCATGAGTCTGTCTAGCCCACGATCTACGAGTAATAAGTCTACAGTCATTTGTCTATTTGCTGGAAGACCAGACGTTCTAAACTGGATGTACATACCACTTCCATCAGTTGATACACGAGTACTCTGGCGTGACTTATCGAAGTCGATAATAACAGTTCCCGTTTGAACATCTTTTATCCTGTAGTACGCTTCATCGATTATAATCGTCTCTAATTGACGAGGGAGCTTATAAGACTTCATATTAGAGTCAGCGTCTAAATCTTCTACAAAGAATCTGATTGTTGCCTCAACGTCTTGTTCATATTCAGCTTGAGCGCCAACAGGAGTAAATAAAAGTCTTCTGTTAGAAAAGCCTCCGACAACTCTTTCTGGCTTCTTAACAGTTATGGACCCAGTATAAAAACCGACAGTCTTATCCATTGAAGACCAGATTTCTTGTAATTCTAATTTTTCGTTATTCTTTAGCGTTTGAAAGAATGTGGTATCGAATCGATTAAGATTGAACGTCCCTGAGTATACTCCCGTCATTCCAACACCTGTGGTACTGCCCGTGTGTTGTGAAGCAGTAACATAAATGCTCGCTTCTCTGGAAGGATCATCAGAAGATGAAACGAAACGTAACATAACACAATCTTGTCCCTGTAATTTTGTTAATGAAGAACCGCTAACAAGCGCAGCTGGTCGGCCCGCGGTGAGGTTTCTTAAAAATAGACTTGAAGACACATTAAACAGCAGGCCCTTATGCTTGTCTTGAATACTATCGTCCCAAGTAAAAACCAAACGAGGTTGAATTAGAGGGTTTCTTGCGTGACGAGAAGCGAAACGCTTAACAAATCTAGTCTTTCTATCACTTTCATATGATCCGCTGTATGTTATTCTAAAACCATGGTTTTGTACTATATTAGCAATAGAAGCAGATACAACATTTGTAACGTCTAATGAGAGCTTTCCTGGACCATCTCTAAAATATTGTGTTGAGCCGAAGTCTATAATACTAGGTGGCGTTTTGTTATCGATTGTACCACTTATCATATAATCAATGTCGGTATCACCCATAAAGCCTCTAGCGCCGGAACCAGAAGTATTCCATAGCGAGACATTGTTCGCACCATACGAAGCTGTTAAAAAGTTGGCAGCATCAATATCAGTGAATTGTGCGATGTTTCTGCCCGACCCTTCAGCCCACGATCTAGAAAGTGGATATGCTACAATTTTAAAGTCTTCAGGAACAGGCGCGCCGAGAACAGCTTCAAACAATTCAAGTGTTACGTTGAATGACGGGTGATTAGTATCTAATGAGGAAGAAGCTAATTCAGCGACCTTGTCATAATCGAATTTTATTAGTATTCTAGAAAGCTCGTCAACAGAAGATGTTACCCTTGTAGATGCAGACATGTATGTTGACTCATCCCACAACTTGAACAAGTCAAGAGTACCAGCCCTTCCTACATTCGCATCTGTTGCCTTGAACTTGTTGTCTATTACCTTATTAGTAATGTATGTGTCTGCACTAGCTGTCAGGATATAAAACATTTTTTACTATCTCACTGTTACTATGATGTCTTTATTGGGATACTTCAATTCAAAGATGCTCCCAGGAGGACCTACAACCATTTGCTGGTATGTGTTACCGTCGACGCTGAATGATACATCACTATAAGTTCTTTCTTCTATTACACCAGTTAAGTTTACCAGTTTAATATCAACCATGGAAATAACACCCTCGCTATTTAATACAGAATTCATTATATCTGAATATGCGACGGGCATATCTATTTGCATGTTGTCTGTCTTTAATAATTGCGTTAGTTTATTAATTATAGTCTGTGCAACCTGAGACTTATTAGAATCTGGATGCGCAACGATGTCAACGTTAACAGCAAAATTTATAATTCTTGCATCTAAAATATCATAAGCATCGCTGACCGCTCTAAACTCATTCAAATATATACGCAAGTTCTTCTTTAGCGTATCAGAAGACATTGCAAGCTTCTTTCTTTTTGATCTAGACACAATAAAGATTTGTGATGCAAGAGAGTTAATCGGGTTTGGTCTAATTCCAACCCTGTACACTCGACCAAATTGGTTAGGTAATGTGTAGACTCTAGCGATAAGATCTTCTTTCGTAATAATCCGGGATTGGGCCGCTCTGCTTGATGGAATTAACGCCCTTAGTTCGCTGATTGTCGGAGCTCGATCTCCGTCAAGGGCGGGTAGAGCGTTGGAACAATCAATAGATGCCCGGACCGTTGAAGCTTCTGACGCTGATGCGACTGAAGGAAACTTTAAGAATAATGTAGTAACCTGTCGTATCGTTTGTGAACCTACATTGTGCTTTAGACCGCCCCCGGAGCGATAGGTGATGGTTAGTGTTGTGTTTCTTGGAGATATTCCTAAAGTCTGCGTCTGCAACATCGCATTTGGGTCTATTGTAAATCTTGGGAATGTTGTCTTACCGTATAAGGGTAACGCTAATTCAGAAGGATCTGGAATAATATCATTGTCTAATGTCTTTGCATTCCCAGAGCCAAAGCGAATAGATGTCAACTTTGTATTATAGTCATAAGATCTAATAAATCGATATGGGGCAGGAATTACTTCAAGATTGTACCCAACACTGTCACTGTCCTCATTAATATTGATAATTTTCTTAAAAACGGTATCCTGTGAAAGTGACTCAACTTCATAATACATATTTCCATCGCTATCGGAGACCTTTACTACATCAGTAACATTTTCGTCTGGGAGTGTGATAGTGCGGAATGGCTTATGTATATTTGGGATTGCTGTTTTCCAGTCTTTTCTGACTCCTGACAGACATAAGCCGTCGCGCATAACAACATAGGAAGTTGGTATACCTGATTCAGATGTCTCAACAACAACAGCTTCATAAAGATAATTACCGTTGTCGTCCTTTTCACTAAAGTCTAAATCCAATAGTAGATTGAATGGAATGCTATCATTAGATGTGAATATAGACAGAGCTCCAATAGTAGGCAAAAGAGATGACTTTGGCGCCGTGATCCCGTTAATCGTCTCTGCTGGTATCTCAAAATATACTTTAACCATAACAACAGAGGGAGTTGCACCATGGACTTTTACACCTGCATTTCGTAAATGCTTTTGTATATTTTTTACTTCAATTGCTGAAGACCAATTCAGTTCGTTGAATTGGTGATCAAGATAGAATGACATTGTGTCGCCTACCATGGCAGCCATATCTAATAGAAGACCGCCCAGACTGGCTTCTGAGAAATCTTGAATCTTATCGTTGAAATATAATTTCGCGTGTTTGTATAAAGAGTTTCGAAAAGATTCGAAATCTTTTGCTAAATAATTTCTTTGATTCTCATTTTTTAGACTTCGTTTTACATTTATGGCCATCTTTTATCCTGCACTGAATACTATAACTTCCATGCCTCTTTCTTTCACTTTGATGCGAGGAACGCTATAAGTTAATTTTACGCCGACTTTTGCTACTTGCTTATTTTCAAAAAGCTCTACCACAGGTTCGAATGTCGATAATGCAACAAAAGGCATCCATTTATTAACGGCTTGTGTTATTCTTTTCATGGCTTCATTTGCACCGGATTCATGCTGCATTTCGAATGCCAATTCCATTAAATTTGCACCAAATCTAGGAAGTCCTAATCGCTCACCATGGTTTGTCAAAATCAGATTGATTAGATTATCATGAATCTGATCAGCAAAAGTAATATTCATCTTCAGAAACCCCTGACCTGTTTCCCCTAATGAGACAGGTGTTTTAATCCCAACTGGTGGAGACCTTACTCTTCGCGAATCTATCTCGGCTTGTCTCTCAAAAGAAGTACCTATAGACTTGAAATCGTATTGCTTAGTATTCGCTCTTCTAGTTACAGCCATGATGAACCACCCATACTAAATATTTGCTCGCGGAAATAGTGATGAGCTAAGTCACACATAGCTCACCTATAACAAAATACCGAAACCCTTACCGGCGCCTGCACCAGCAACAGGGGCTGCTCCGGCAGGAGCGAGTGGAGCCGCGATACCAGCTAAAACCGTTATTACAGTTGTATCGACTACTGCTTGAGTTGTGTAAAAGTGTATAGCATCGCCGATGTCAGCGCCAAGTTGCTTGTTTATGTCGGTAGGTTTTTTACCTTCCTCAGCGCCGGCGCTAATGCTCGTTCTTGCTGTTTCTAGAGCTAACCATATATCTAGCTTTAGAGTTGGTAGTGCGGTTGAAAGTGGCATTTTTTTCTCCTATTCTCCAAATATTCTTTCAGACTGTATGCTAGGGATTTGACCCTTACGAGAGTCCATATTACTTTTTAAGGCAGCTGCTGCTGCATTAAGCTCTGGCGATGGCGCGCCATATCCAGGTGTTGTATGACCTGAAACGGTATCACAAAAAGTTTGAACGTCAGAACACATTTGTTGAAGCAGCTCGTATAATTGTTGATACATAACATAGGGTTGGGAATTACCATCGCCAGGTCCATTATTATCAGCGCCCATGCCTCCATCATCTGGATGGCGGCCCAAGAATATCTTAGAACCGCTTATCTGTACGGTACCGTCTGCTAAAAGATAAACACATGCCATATCTTCATCAGGAATTCCTTGCTTAATAATTCTAATCGATCCGTTTATTTCAGGCGAACCGTCGACAGGTATATCGGGCTCTAGCTTTCGCGCTATTATTCTTATCTCATCAGCCTTTGCTACAACACTTGACGGGAAGTCTCCTGTTGCCCCTATTGTTAGTTCCCCACCTTCCGGGCCTATAAGGGTCGGTATGGTGCTACCAGGCTCGTCTATATTGAACAATGGATCAGGTTCCCCGGAGTGACTGATCCACAGTCTGGCAGCATCATATGCAAAATCAGGGTCACCTTCGCATGGAGCGTCTAAGCGATTCATGTCTGATTGCTCATTACCTTGAGGATTTTTATTTGTTTCTATCCATTTTTCTCTTCCTGGTCCTAAGTGCTCTGGGATCGGGGTGTTTTCTACACATCTTG